CACCCTCTGTTCCTTGAGCGCCAGTAGTTCCTTGTGCACCAGCAACACCGACAGCACCAGATAGATTTACTGTCCAGGATGCGTATATTCCAGAACCTTTGTGTTTGGTCTTAGTAAATACAAGAGCGCCAGTTCCAGAGTTGTAAGAACTTACAGTACCGTATTGAATGTTATCAACATCAAAGGCAACTGTTATATCTTGACCAACAGAGTAATCAACCGCTAGATCGGCAACAGTGATTGTTTGAGATCCGCTGTTTGCTAGAGTGAATGAAGTTGTAGATGTTGTAGAGTACTTATCACCATCAAGACCAGAGGTACCTTGTACGCCCTGAGTTCCTTGTGAACCAACAGTTCCCTGTTGTCCTTCAATACCCTGTGCACCAACAGTTCCTTGGGTTCCCTGTGAACCAACAGTTCCCTGTGCACCCTCTGTACCTTGAGCACCTTCAGTTCCTTGAGCACCTTCAGTGCCTTGAGTACCCTGAGCACCTTCGGTGCCTTGTGCACCTTCAGTTCCCTGAGTTCCTTCAGTACCTTGAGCACCGACAGTTCCTTGTGCACCAATTGTGCCTTGAGTTCCCTGAGTTCCTTGAGAGCCTAATGTTCCTTGAACACCTTGGGTTCCTTGAGTGCCTTGAGAACCAACAGTTCCTTGGGCTCCTTCAGTTCCTTGTGCACCTTCAGTTCCTTGAATTCCGTCTACACCCTGAGTGCCTTGTGTACCTTGTGAGCCTTCGGTTCCCTGAGTTCCATCGGTTCCCTGAGTTCCTTGAGTTCCTACTGAACCCTGTGCGCCTTGAGCACCAGCGGTTCCTTGTGCACCTAATGTACCTTGGGTACCTTGAGCACCAGTATCACCAATATCACCAGTACGAGCAAAGGTAATGATGATGTCATCACTATTTGCAAAAGTTCCATTTAGAGATAGATCATTAACTGGGACAGTAAACCATCCTGAGTTATTTGTAGAAACTCCATCAATTATGAATAGTGCGTAGGTTGTTGAATCAAACTTCTTAGAGATTCGTAGATGACCTTTAATTGTTGAGGTTGAGTCATCAATAGTCTGTAAGAATGAAGAAATGTCTGCAGAGTTATCATCTTGACTATCGATGTACAACTCTGTAGCACTTGCAAGATTTACGTTATTAAATTTTAAAGTTCCTGTGCCTGGGTCAGTAGAGGCAGTGTTTGTTGAGTAAGTGTAGTCAAAAGATGCGCCACCAAAATTACCATCACGACCAACAGTTCCTTGAGTACCTTGAGTACCTTCGGTTCCTTGAGCACCTTGGGCTCCTAGTGTTCCTTGGGTTCCCTGTGTACCGTCTACACCCTGGGTTCCTTGAGTACCCTGTGCACCAACAGTTCCTTGAGTACCATCGGTTCCTTGAGTACCTTGAGAGCCTAATGTTCCCTGTGTTCCCTGTGCACCAACAGTTCCTTGAGTACCTTGAGAACCTAATGTTCCTTGAACACCTTGTGCACCAAGAGTTCCTTGAGTTCCTTGCGTACCGTTAGAACCATCAAGACCTTGTGCACCAGCAGTACCTTGAGCACCTTGTGTGCCAGCAGTACCTTGTGCACCAGTGCTTGAGTTAATCCACGCTGTGCCATTCCAAGCACGAAGAAAACCTAGAACAGTATCAAAATAAATTTGTCCAACAACAGGAGATCCTGGTGCTTCGGCTAAGTTTTGTATTCTTGCATTTTGTAATTCTAATTTAGTTAAATCAATCGGGGTTAAAAACTTACGGGCCATTTACATTATCTCCTTAAGATAAATATGCTTTTCCTGAAAAGGCTTGAGAGAACGAGACCGTAAGTGAGTTCGAATTAGTATAGGTTATTTCACCTTCGTAGATTGTACCGCCTGAATCAACAACTGTAACGTTAGGCTTAAAACCTAAATTATGAGTTATTACCCAGGAAGAACTTACTGCATTTTGAGTATGCTCATACGCTAAAGCCTGTGGCTCTAGACTTCCTTGAGCAGTTCCAAAATCTTGAGTACCAGAGGGAGTTGTAATGAGAATAACATCATTTACTACAATTGGAACAGTAGTTCCTGGTCTTACGTACTGACTCATTCTGTTACCTCTTCTGTCTTAAATATCTTTCCTCTGACATATGTTTGGGTGACTCCGTCTTTAGTTAACTGAACATCGTAGTACGAGGTTCTTGGTAACAGGCGTGTCTGTGTTCCAGTGAGTGCTAATTTTAGAGTACGAAGGCCTACTCCGTCTGCCGTACCTACATTTGGAAATGTAATTGTAAAAGTTGTTATAACTCCAGGAATACCTACTCCTAGAATATCTGCTTTTGCGGTATAGGTATCCACTTCAAAGTCAAGAACAATTGTAAATTCATAGGCATCTCCCTCATAGACAAAGAGGTCCTGAGTAACAATTGATACTGGAGTTTCCACATTACCATAGGTAGGAGTAGGCAAGTGGACACGGGTAGCGGCTGAACGGTCGTCGATCTCTTGTGGTTGAAAGATTGGCACGTAGTGATTAGTAGTCTTTGAAATTCTGCGGAAACTAAAGACATCAATCTTAAACAGACCAATACCAAGTTGAGAACACAACTCTTTGTACTGTTGTTTTCTAGATTCAATCATCTGCATTAATTGTTGATAACGTTCAGACCTTGGAATTGTTACACCATCTGGAGCAAAGACGTTAATATCAAAAGCAGCATCATTAGCCAATGCATAGAGGGCTAGAGTTGATGCGTAAATAACTACGGGGTACTCTTCAAGTGTAGGAATATTCTGCAGACTAACACTGCGACCGTAGGCATCGGTGTGGAAGGCTGAGTGTTCTAAAAACGCTGTGCTTATGTAAGATTGAACTTCATTTGTTGTAAAGTATCTAAAGTAGTTTCCAGCAACAACTATTGCAGCATCAGCGGCAGGCACTGTGTCAAAGACAATATAACCAGTTGCTTCCTCAACCTCTACATCATCAGATACATCTGCTCCGTTTAAGTTAACTATTAGGTTTAATCCATCTAAAGGAGAGTAAGGAATTAGATATCGGTTAGTAGTCCCATCAGCAGTAAATTGATAAACAAAAGACTTTGGGATATCGCCAATTTCAGATCTTAGTCGATCCGCTAGGCTTGAAATCGTGGCCACATAACCTCCGTTAAAATTCTATGCCAATCATCTCGTGTATTAAGACTTTATTCAGCGCAAAAATAAAAAGGTCCAACTCCCAACTGGGAGGAGGGCGGGAACCAGTTGAGAGTCGGACTACTAGCGACGGCTAGTCTTTAATTTGGCCGCCAAATGTAACCTAGTTGTTCTAGGTAATCGGCAAGAGATTTTGGAACCCTGTACTTAACACCTGCTTTAAAAGTGTAGGTATTGCCAACTCCATAACTCATGTCATCAATGTCGGTGATTGTGCGGATGACAACCATGTCACCTGCAGTTGAAACTCCAACATTTTCGATTTCATCTAGCACTAGTGGGGCGTCTGGATTTTTAGGAGCAAAAATATCCTTCTCCAAACTTTCCGACTCAACTTGAGAAGCAATTGAAAGTTCTTCTTTACGCTTCTTTAGTTCTGCTGCATTTTTCTTTGATGCTTGTTCCGCTGCTCTGCCTGTTGCATCAAGCGGACTTGTTTGTGTATTTGCCACGTTGTTTATTCTCCTAAAGTAGTTAGTGATGGCTGGGAGCCAAAAAAGGAGTAAGGCTCCCAGACATCAGGGTAAAACAAATTAGTTGGTGTAAACCTTGCAGATCGCTTGATCTGTGATTACGCCAAGACCCCAGATTGCATACCAAGCAAGAGCGTGCTCACGACCGAAGTCAAGAACGCCACCATCACGAAGTTCAACTGGAAGAGAGATTGCGTGACCAAATGCATTGTCACCAATCATGATTGCTTCATAAACTGAAGCACCGTTGCCAGTAGCAGTAGTTAGATAACCCTTTTCTGCTGTGAAATCTGCAGACTCTGGATTTCCACCACTTCCTGGAGCAGTGTTAGCCTTAACAGGAACCTCAATCTGAGATGCTGGAAGACCAACAGATGTTGAAGTTGTGTATGAAGCGTTAACTGCTAGTTTCTTAACCTGTGTTGTCTCAATGAATACTACGTCGTACAAACGACCAATTTCACCAAGCATGAAGTTACCAGGTGCGGCGTACTTCGTTACTTCAATGAACTCTGGGTTTGAACGGATATCACGAGATTGATTTGGGCTAACGAACATTACATAAGTCTCACCTAAGCGAGGAATGTTCTTAGAAGCAAGAGTAAGAGCAGCATCCTTAACTGCACCAGTTGATAACTTGTAGTTACCATCTAGGTCAGAGAATTGTGTTGCTACTGTACCTTCGTTGTACCAGTCGTTTACACCTTGTAGTGATGTGCGGTCATAACCGAACACTGCAGAAGTTGCTGCAGACAAAGTGTTACGTGCCTGTACATCTAGGTATTGCGCCATTTGGCGTCCTAGAAGACGAGATGCTGAAGCCATTACGTCATCAAATGATGCGTTCAATAGTAATTCAGAAACAGCAACAGCATAACCATGCTCTGCTACTGTGATTGCAATCTGCTCTGCAGTAAGTGCGTTTGTTGTCATACGAACGCCTTCTGTCAAAGGAGTTGGATCTACTGCGAAGTTCTTGTAACGAAGGAAGTTCACACGAAGACCAGGTGCTACACCTAGTTCAGTCTTCTTAACTGCGAATTGTTCGAAACGAAGAATTGGCATTGCCTGGAACAAAATTTCTTTCGACCAGATTGTTTGAATTGCTTGGTTCAGGCTTGTATTTGAGCCTGAGTAAGCGGTTGGGGCGCCTGCGAGTTGCCCTGTACCTGTAATTGCACTTGCCATTTAGGTCAAGTCCTTTCCTAGTAGTTGTTTGGGATTAACCGAACAGTCCCTGACCACGATTGCTGGCTGCTGTGCCAAGTAGTTTGGCTCTTTGTTTCGCATAATCCGCCAATGACATTTCCCTGATCGAATCAGGTGAGTACGATTTTTGTTCCGAATCATTATCGAGGGGTCCTGCGGCAGGATTAGTAATTCTAGTTCCTGCCATTTGTTGTCTTGCGCTTTGCATTGCTTGTTGAGCAGATGACAAAATTCGAGCAGATTTTTCTTTCAACATTGCGATGCTCTGCTCTACTTCATCTGCACTGTTGCCGTCAATCAAGTCAATCAATTCAGGAACAATATTGTCCCGCTCTTGTTCAACTCTTTGTTGACGATAATTCATAACTTCTTGGAACTTACGTTCCTGTTCTAATAGAGCAAAGGCACGTTCTCTTTCAAGACGTTCAGCCTCTAGTTGAGCCTGAAATTCTTGCTCCTTCTTTTTTAGGAGGTCTTTAAAAGAAAGTTCAGATTCCTCTTCTTCTTTCTTCTGTGCTTCTTTGCGAACTAACTCTTCAGCGTTACGTTGTTCACGCTCTGCTTCTTTAGCGGCTTGTTCTTCACGAGCCTTCTTTAAAGATGACAGTTCTTCTTTCATCTTTTCCATCTGAGGGTATAACTTTGCTTTCTCTTGTTCACGAGCCTTAGCAATGTCTTCTGCGCTATACACAGAACCTACCTCACTTGGATTTTCTTGTGCTGGTATTGCTGCCAGAATTTCTGGTGACAATAGATCAGCGGTTTCTACTGCATTTTCCATAGTTATCACTTATCTTTCTTGGGTCGTTGTCCGAATGCCTTTCGGCGTATCACTGGTTTTTAACGAGATAATTGCATTCTATTAGAATGCATATGTCTCGGTAAAATCTGATTTTACATCAGAATTTTAATTAATCCCTGTCTACTGTTCTTCTTTGTGGAATTTTTGTTCCATAAGCGTCAGTAACAAGTTTGTTTCTTATCTCAGCCTCTGCTTCAACTTCCATACCTTTTGTTTCTTGACTGGCTGGATTTAAAGGATTATCAGCGTCTTGAGGGCCCTGCATTCCATCACCCATCATGTCTCCATCACCTATAACGGTGGGCTGCATCGGAATAGCGCTGTTTCCATCAGGTCCTGGCATCATGCCAGTCATGTCCATAATCTGTTTTTGAATTTGAATTTTTATAAGTTGTAGAGCACCATCAGCCTCAGCATCGGCCATGAGTTCTTTACGAATTTCTTGCAACTTCTCTTCAGGGAATTCTTCACCAAGTTGACGTAATGCACCCTCTTTAGACTCAAGTCCCATACCCAATTTAGTTTGAAGTTCATTAAGAACAATTAGTTTATCAAGAGGTAGAGGTTGTGGAAACTGTGCATAGTTAATATAGGTAACAGGATCGTTAGGATCTAGTTGTGGATACTGGCCTTCTTTGATTGGTCCATCTTCATCTGGATTATAGATAAATGTCTGTGGCTCTTTAACTGCAAGAGTCTTCATTACTAATTCGTTTATCTTTTCTAAACCTTTACCATATTGTGCAACTTTTTGTGAGTAACGATTCATCAATGGTTGGTATTGAATAGAAAGAGCAACGCCAGAAGTATTTGAAATTGGTTGAACTTGTCCCAGTGCGGTTTCTGGAATGTTCATGAGTTCATGCATTGAGCGCTTTAATAGTTCTAGGTACTTTAAGGCTCCGTCTATACCTTGTGCACCACCTTCTAAGTTGAAGACTTGAGCATCTTTTGGAAGACCGCCCCAAACCTTCTTAGCGCCTTTTTCTAAGTTAGAGGCTTTAGCACCCACGATTACCGTTACTGGCGATGCGTGGTAGTTAATGATGTCTGCAACATCAGTGCTAATTTCGTTATATGCACGGTTTATAGTGATGATGTCGTGTGCGTCCGAGAGACCCCACGGCGATCCTGAAACAGGAACATTAGGAATATGAACTACAGGAATTACACCCAAAGGATTTGGACGTGAATCAATTAGTTCATCATTTACATACTCTTCAATGATGTCATCGGTAAGAATTTCGGTGTAAGTAAATACTTGACGAGTACCTTCTAGAGATGTACCCCAGAAACGATACTTTTGTTTAAATCTTAATAGTCTTGTTCTATCGTGTGGATGAAATTCTGGAAAACAGAAAGAGGAGTTCATAGGAAGAATACGAACACGACCAGGATGTAATAATCCTGCAGAGTCTGTCCAAGGTTCTTCGTATGCTACTTTAACAAAACAATCTCCTGTAATTCCGCCTTGCTGTCCCATTTCAAGTAGGACACGCATCTTGTCATTATCTACCGTCCAAACCCGTTCCAACCTGTCAGGTACAATCGCTTCAGTCGCTTTCGGAGACCTATAATGAACCCCACGACCAAAAGTAAAACGGGAAAGATAATCATTAAACGCCCTATAGTAGTTAACAGCGATTTGCATTTCGCCTTGCTCACGACGATATCCATAGTGATGTCCTAAATACATTGCCCAATTTAATGAATAACGGTTTAGGCGAGGACCGTGAACTTCAAATTCTTCGTCAGCAAGTTCTACTAATCCAAGTGGAGAAATAGAAATAGTTAAATCAGATGATGCCGCTCTATATGACGGCGGACTAAAGTCCAAAAATGACATTACTTCTTGCCTTTATCTTTTTCTTTTTTAGAACTCTTTGTGTCTTTTTTACTTTCACGTTCTTTACTTTTTGCGTTTTCTTGTTTTTTCTTAGCCATATTTGCTCGACGACTTGCTTCAGTTGTTTCGACATACTGTCCGCCTGCTTGTTGATACTTTTTACTTACCCACGCTGATGCACCAGGATTTGGATAATTAGAATATTTGGCTCGTGCTTGAGCAACAAACATCGCATACAGTTTTGGGTTAGCAGGCTTACGCATTTACGTCTCCTCCGTAGATGACCAATCTCCGCTCATACCCTATAGTATGAACGGAGTTGGGTGTTAATAAGTAACTTAGTCGTTTACGACTGTTGGGGACTGACGTTGAGTCCGTCCACCTGAACGAGCAACTGTCTCAATCTGTGCTGCTGAGTAGTCGTTCATTGTTCCATGAGCAAACTCACCAAGAAATGTTGGTGCTTCTGTCCATGATGCAGAACCTACGTGAGCACGTGCAGCAAGTGTTTCTGCAGCAGGTTTTGTATGAACTGGTGCATTACGGTTTGGACGTCCTGCAGCAACGGCTGAACCTTGTTGCATTCCTAATTGAAAATCGTTTGGAATATCGGTATCAGTTGCGACACCCTCTTCAAAACGCAGTGGTCCACGGCGAGTTGCATTATCTGCACCCTTGCGCTCATAAACCTGTGGTGCACGCTCTGGGAAGCGAGGTGCTGGTGATATTGTCATTATGACTCCTTAAGGATTGAATTGGGAAAGGCCTTTTCCTTGGTAATAGTTTCCACCCTTTTTGATCTAAATTGTTGTTTAACTAGAAAAAAGGATTGCTAGAGGCTACTACCTCTGGCATTACTAAGTCTTGGGTTAAAGAACATGCTATTCCTAAACTATCCACAAAATCGTCATGTGCGTAGGATTCATCGGGGGCTGCTACAAGAAAATTTGGACCTTTATATTGTACTTCTGCATCAACCATCTGTTGATAAAACCGTTTCCATGTACGTAGGCGCCTAGTTTTTGCATGAGCGGGCCATGCAATCATTTTACGTTGAATTAATGCTTGTAGGTGTTTCCATCGTTTTGATTGTTCAGATGGGCTAGAAGTTAAAGACATAACCTCTGCTCTTGGTAATAAAAGTTTTAAACGCTGGGCTACAGCATCTCCCACACCGTTAGCGTCTACACCAACAGCAAGTACATCATAGTTACTTAAAAAGTTTACTATTTGATAATACTGTTCTTCCCAATCATCTCCTTGCATTTCTAACCAGTTAAGAATTCGATGATCAAAATAACCAAACTCATCAGGACGATCCCAATCGACCCAAACAACAGTAACAACTGTACTGTCAGTTTTACGAGCAGGGTCAATACCAACAACAACTGGAGTCTTGTGCCATACTTTTACAAGTTCTTGAGACGTGTCTCCTAAATCATCCATAATTGAAGAGGTAATAAACATTCCTCTTTCTAAGAGCCACTTACAGTTATATGACATTTGAAACTCATCAGACTCTTCTCCAATACGCAACATTTCTTTACGAATAAACTTTTCGTAGTTTGGATTAAATTTTGCTACATCTTTCCAGTCCCATTGAAAATGGTTTTGCCTGTTACCTTTGGTAGTTTGCCGTCTACGATTTAATTGAATAGATCTATAAAAGTTATTTTTACTTGTAGTAGGAGTTCCTGTTTTAACCATAGTTCCTGCATAATATGCAAGCATAGGAGAAATAGATTTAGAAACTACAAAGTCATCTGCTTCTTGACACTCATCTACAACAATCAAATGGAAAGATTTAGATTCAATTTTTGCTCTTGGGTTTGCAGTCATCATCGTTATTGTTGAACCTGATTTCTTTAATTTTAATTGCCTAGTTACACCGCCAACACGAATTGCAGAATCGTCAATCTCAACATCGCCCATAATATCTACGGCTCTTTCAGAGGTTAAGCGAGTTACAGCACGACCAAACAATGTTTCGGCTTGAGACTCAGTTGGTGCAAATAACCCAACCCAAACTCCGTCCTTAAACTTACCTAGTAAATCAGGATATAATTTAGCAAGACGAGGTAAGAGAATCATTAATGTGGCTACTGTGTCAGCAACAGTTTCAGACTTACCAGACTGACGTGAAGCAAGAGCAGTTACTTCTTCACCGTCGTTGATAATTACCGATTCCATAATACGACGGGCTAAAGGCTTCTGATAAGGATGTAAATCATGTCCAACAAGAACCTTTAAAAAGTCCATCATTTTATCTATTAAAGTATCTACAAATTTTTGCGATAACTCATCAAGTAAATCTTCTACAGGATCTTCTACAGGTTTTTCTTCAGCCTGATAAAACTCAGGACTGATTTCTTCAAATTTATCTTTGTCGTATTTAGATTCCATTATGTCCTTATTAAACAGCGAAACCCATCACCAAGGATGGGTTAACGCCTGACCTGTAAGAGAGTAAGACAGTTAATCATAGCACAGACTTAGATCTACGCTTTAACTCTTTAGCAATTGCATGGAAGGCTTCTGCTCCCATTAATATTTCATCAAGATCTGCTTCACTCTGTTGTCTTTGCCAGATTGTAATGTGTTTTCCAATCGTATACATCGACTGCTCCATCCATGAGATCAAATCTGGAGT